CCGCAGAATAAGCCCCGCGGTTGGTGGAAGCCGTGGAGTCCTCGCCTATGAGAAACCCAAAAGTCTCGCCTCCTTCGGGGGGAAAAAGTTCGTCAGTTCATCCTGTACTGGGCCCATCTGCTCTACAATTCTATCTAGTCGCGCCTGGTGGGAGCGCGAAGAGAAGTGCGACCGCACTTAGATAGTCTAATGCACCTGCTCCAGGGACGTCGATCATCGTAAGACGTTTTCTGTCCACAACCTAGCGATCGAAATGAGTAGCCTCTCTCCCTCTTCGGGTTCTTCGAAACCTACTCAGCTTTCTTCTTCTAGTCACTACCACTATTCTAGTTACTATTTTCAGCGCTTACCAAACATGACTTCCACATCAACGGTAATAGATCAGGGCAACGATGCCTCAAGCGCTAGCTCCATCACTGGAGCGCCACTGACAGCGGCAGCACCACCCAGCCAGCTGTCAGCGGCCACACCGCCAGCTCAGGCGGCGCCTCTTCCACCCAAAGACAAGGGTCCGCAAACATTAGCGGCGGACTCGATCCATGTCGATGAGGAGGCGACAAAATTCGCAGCCAACAAGGCCTGCTTGGAACGGTACAAGTCACAAATTGCCGAGTACAAGCAGGAGCTCCAGAAGTTGAGCGACGCGTACGACCGAAACAAGAGCAACAAAAAGGCCATTCAGGGCATCAAAGATTCTCAAGCCATCGTCAGCGCACAGTACAAGGCTGTGAAAGACCAGATGGCCAATCTGTGTAGGGAGATGAAGGAGGACGCAGAAGCCAAAGCGGCCTACGACTCCAAGCCTCCCGAGCAGCACTCCCTGAAAGGCCCGGCCCCCATGCCTGCCGCTCTCCCTTTGGGAGTGGTGGACGGCCGACCGACAGCAGCCGCCGTATTCAAAACACTGGCGGTGGACGACACCCAGTCGATGACGACGGCCTCAGGGGCCGACGACTCGGAATCGGCCAAGAAGAAGGAGGAGGAGGTGAAGCGCTTGAAGAAGTGCGTCGAAATCTCCGACACTCTCAATTCTTTCAAAAACTGTCGTGTTGAGGAAAGATCGAGGCGGG